TTTGCGGTTAATTTTGCAGGAAGAGGTGGAAGGATTATTAGTGGGGAATTTAATTTCGCATTAGAAGAAGCTCAAGCATTAATGGAATCATTAATTGCGCAAAATCAAGGTTTAGTGCAACAAAGTCTTCCAGAACTAACCGCTGCCTTTTTAAGTGGAAAAGATGGTCAGCTTGAGCAGTTGGATGTTTTATCTGAAGATATTATTGAAAGATCAAAGTTTATTGCGTTATTAAAAGAACAAATTAATTTATTTCTTCAATCAGAGGCCGCAATAGCTTTTTTAAACTCTGAACAAAGTAATGCTACTAGTGTTATTGCTGCAAATAACACAGTTATTGATAATTCCACTACATCCGCAAATAATGCTGCACGATCTATTAATGCATTATCTAACGCTATGGGTCAATTAAAAGATGGCACAAAAGATGCATCAGAAATGTTTTCAATATTCTTACGATTGGCTGGTTCACTAGTTGCGTTAACTCCTGGTGGAGCAACAGGCGGTGCAATTTTAAATCTTTTTGCTGGTTTAGCTCATACTGGTGGATTAATTACTAATAGAGGTATACAACGCTTCGCAAATGGCGGTGTAGTTCAAGGTCAAGATAATGTGCCTATCATGGCGCAGGCAGGTGAATTTGTTATGCGTAGAGATGCAGTGCAAAACATTGGTGTGCAGAACTTAGCGCAAATGAATCGCACTGGCAACGCAGGTGGCGTTACTGTAAATATAAGTGGTGGTGTTGTTGATGAGAGCTATGTAAATAACGAATTAATACCTGCATTAAATAAGGCAAGCAGTTTAGGTAATACACTAAATGCTTAGTTTTGATTCTAATTTATCAAATGCACTAAAAAATAGTAATACCACTTCATTTTGGGTGTTAAAGTTGTATTATAATGATGATAGTACCGCTAGTAATTTTATCGGTGTTTCAGATATAGACAGATCAGATGGATCTGATTTTTATTATGGTATAGTATCAAGCTGGGGTAACTATTCACAATCTTTAGACTTTTTTAATTTTACTACTAGCACATCTAATATTACTATTAAACTAATTAATGTTAATCGTTCGATACAAGGTAAGAGATTTTCGGATTTAGTTAGCACTTTAAATTTTGGTAATAGAAAATGGGAACTATTTTTAAATACAAATCAAGCAGATACTTTTGACACCGCGGCTAGAATGCTTGGTACAGGAGTCATATCTGGAGACATAAAATATAATTACGATAATATTACTTTTACTTTATTAGATAAAAGTTCCAAAGTACATCAAAAATTGCCGACATCTACTCTTGGTAATGGTGCTGATATTCCATTATCAAATAGAAATAAGCCTATACCAATGACCTATGGTGACTTTTATACTGCTGATGTAGGCACTATTCCAACAACGCATTTTGATCGCATGAAGCCTTTTTATAAAAGCGCATTCCCCGCGATTATTACAAACAAGTTTGACGTATCAGCAGAAAAAACTCTTGCTCAAGTAGATAGTCAGGCTGTGCATACTTTAGATGCAGAAAATATTTATTATTATAAAAATAACAAATACGCTAATGTAACTGGTTCTACTACAATTTCTAGCAATCCAACTATAGGTTTTGCAGATAATACATGTAAGATGTATGTACCGCTAACAACAACGAATTTTTCTACTTCAGGTACTGGTAGTCAAAACAATGTTGCAAATATGGTGAATGGTTTATTTAATGATTCAGCAACTGGATTTATATCTACAACTGATGGTAACACTAGAAGTATTTTTTTTGGAGTTCCTAAAGTACCTAAAATTGGAAGTATTGTAGCAATAACAGCAATAGCAAAACTTGGTACTGTTGTTGGTAGTGGTCCTGTAAGCAATTTAACAATAGGTGCTAGTAGCTTTGCTATAAATACAGTTGGTGGTATAACTGGAAATGATGAAATAGAAGCTAACGTAAACTATACTACAGATCAGATAAATAATTCTGATTTAGAAGGTACTTTACAAATAAGCATTACTTCAGCTTCTAGTAGTGGTAATGCTAAAGTAGAAATTGTAGAGGTTGGCCTTGTAATTGAGTTAAATATTGATGGTGTTGAACCATATAGCGAAATTGAATATTATGAAACAACACTTGGTGAAGCAGTACGTGAAAAAATGAATGTTCCATTTTTTGAATCATTTAACAATGAAATTACGTTAACAAGAACAAAGACAATTAATTATCCAGTCGAATATGAGTTTGTTTATGTTTGTGGTCGTGGTAGAAAGTATGGTGCATTTATTGATGCTGATTCAAGAAATAATGGATATGATGAAAATCAAGTGTTGCAAAATCCAATCTATATTATAGAGGATATACTAAGAACAGAATTATCACTTACATCAAGCGACATAGATTTTGCGTTGTTTGATACAGCAGGAAATGATACTAATGGTGAGATTAAAAAACCTTTTAATGAAGATGATACACGAGATATAAAATTTGCCTTTAGTCAATATAAATTTATCAATTCAAAAGATTTAATTTTTAGAATAGGTAGACAATCATTTAATTATTTTTGGATTAGTGGAGATGGTAAATGTAAGATAAGAACGCTACTTAGGCCATCGGATACGTTTACAGTAAACAAAAGTATTGATTATAATACTATATTTCTAAAATCTATATCCAAAACAAAATTAGACTCAGTAAGAAACAAAATTAATGTGCATTATAATTATGATTATGGTTCTGGTCAAAATACAGACATTGTAACATCAAATGATTCTACATCGCAAGGAACAACAGTAAATGGCAATAATCAAACACTAATACTTAATCTTGAAGCTGAAGCGATTATTGATGAAACAACTGCTACGCAATTAGCAGATGGATATAAATCAATTTTTAAAGATAGAAAAATAATGTTAGAGTTTGATGTACAAACTCCAGTATACAATGATTTAGAAATCACAGATCATATTAATTTTACAAACTGGGATGATAATTTAAAATTATATGGAACAGCATATAATTCTGATATATTTATGATAACACAAATATCAAAAAGAATAAACGGTTGCACAATAAAAGCAATAAAGGTTGATGCATAATGGCAAATCAAAATATACGTATACCAAGATTTTATACAGACTTAATTAATTATCATAGAGCGCGTGGTAGTGCAGTGGGTACTGTTACTGCAACAAATACATCTAATCAATTTATTGGTTTACCTGCAACAAATACAGTAGATGATTTGTTAGACCTACGCCCATTAAATCAAGTCACTTTTGATACAAGCTCACAAACCAGCCACCATGTATTATTTAATGTAGTATTTAGTACAGCCAGTTATAAACAAACATACATTGCAATACTTAATCATAATCTTAACTCTTGTAATGGAAGATTTAAGGTTTTTGCAGGAAGCACATCAAATAGTATCACAGCATTAGATGGCGCAAATGCTGATACAGCGGATGTGAATTGGAGTACAGCAGGAGTTGTGGAAATTATAAATGCTGATACTCTGGCGGCAAGTGATAGTAATAAAACTGGCACTGTTACACCAGACTCTGATGGAACTACTATTGTTGCAGTAAATGAATTAGACCTCAGATATTGGGCCATCCAATTTGAAGGTGATACTGCATGGGATGGTAGCACAGATTTTAAGTTAGGTGGTATAATGATTGGAGAGCATTTTGATATGCCACAATCACCAGATTTAAGCCTTACAAGAAGTATTATTTATGACCAGGTAAAGGTACAAGAGTCAATTGGTGGTCAAAGATTTGGTAGCGCGACTAGCCTTGGTAGAACTGCAACAAGCACATCAAAAAGTCCATTCGCATTAGGCACAAATCCTCAAGCAGTATATGGTGGTAGGATTGCATATGATTTAAATTTTAGTTTTCTTTCTGCGAGTGATTTACTGCCATCAGAAACAACAGTATACCAGTTTACTGATGACTCTGTGGTTTCAGATGTATGGAACCTGACTGATGGACCACATAGACCTTTTATATTTAATATTGATAATTCCAGTACACAAACAAATGCAGAATCAGAGTATATGTTTGCACGCTTTGCACAGAACAGTTTAGACATGCAGCAAGTCGCGCCAGACGTATATAATGTCGGTATGCGCATCGAAGAAGAGTTCTAATATAAAATAGTTCTTGCTTAGTGTTGACAAGCGTTATTATACTTTGTCAACACTTATGAAAGATTTACAACAACA